ACGGACACTTCCCCTAATTTGTCCGCCACACACGGACACTCACAGACACAGATGACCTCTGTCCGCGAACAACGGACAAAATATTAGTGCAATATACACAACTATTAAAGGAAATATATCCAATAATTGTGCATATTGCACTATGAAAATCAGTTATTTTGGAACATTATGTTCTTGTGTCCGTGTATGGGAAACACATACAGGGGTGATGTTTTCGAACATGTGTTCTATGAACAATATGGACTTTGAATAAATCTAAATAATGATATATAATAATGTTATCAAATGAAAGAGAGGTGAACAGATGACAGACTACGAAGAAAGCTACAAAAATTATCTTGCATGGCTCACACCCCGTGAGCTATTGCAAGAGTACAAGTTTATGCGGTTCCCGTGGCGTTATCGGGAACGAAAATGGATCAAAGAAGAAATAGAAAGTAGGTGTGTGTACTAATGTTGGATGCAATTTTGTGGTTTGGTTTTGGAGCTATATTAATTTTTCCGTATGGAGTTTGGTGTGGGGCAAAATGGTCAGGAGGATATAAGAAATGAAAAATTATTGTGATATATGTTTTACATGTAATGATACTGAATATTGTCATTTATGTAACCAGTCAGAGATTTGTTCCGAATTTAAAAAGTGTTTTGATCATAAGCCTTATATAATGTGGGGTGCAATGGCAAGTTTTGACGATATCCTGAGATGTGTAGAGAAATGGAGGTTATACAATGAGCAGACCACTAAACAGTAAAAAATCATGGTATAAAGTGTATATAAAAGAATTAAATACACCGAACATCCTTAAAAGTCAGTGTAAATACAAATGTGATTACCTGCTAGTGCAGGCATACACAGGTGCAGTCGCAATGGCAATCGTACAAGACTACGTTGTCGAGTTTGAAGAAAATTTTCGTCCTGTATACTACAATAAATTAGAGGGAGGTGTTCCGATTGACAACAAAAAAGTCTTATTTGAAGAAGAAGAGTAAACCGCAGGGATTGCTCAGGTCAAAAGACGATTATACACCGCTTGCGTTGGAACTAACGTGGGATATGAAAGACGTAAGAAAAGAGTATTCTCGGTTAAGATCAATCTGGCGTAAACGTTATGAAAGATTACTGAAATCTGACTACAAAGATATCAACCTTGTAAAGGATCGACCGATCCAACGTTACAAACAGTTGAAAGATATAACAAGTGATAGAGAAATCTATCACTTGTTATCTGAACTGGCAACTATTATAGCATCAGATCGAACCACAGTAACAGGATTGAAAAAACAGGAAAAAGAACAGATGCAACACATCAATGATGTGTATGGAACAGAGTTAAAAACGCATGAGGATTTACTAAATTTTGGTAGATTTATGGAACAGCTTCGGGATTTTGCTTCGGATCGTATATATGATTCAGATTTTGCCGTTGAGTTATATTCTGATGGTGAAAAGCTGAGTACAGGCAAAATGTTAGAGCTATATAAGGAATTTCTGAAAACGGGATCCCGAAACATTTCAAAATTGAAATCTGGAATAGCAAAGAAAGAAAAAGTAAAACGTCAGAAAAGGAAAGCAGGTAAACGTAAACGTAGGAGGTAACACATGGAAAATCTGTATACAGTAGATACCTATAACTTTAATAGAATACAGAATTTACCATGTTTACATGATACTAGATCTAACAGAGGAAGTAAAAAAGCAAAGGGTTATAAAAATTGCCTGTGTGCTTTCGATATCGAAACAACTAGGTTGGAAGATATCGAGCAGTCAATAATGTATATCTGGCAGTTTTCAATTCTTTTTCTTGATGATTTACATATTGATACGATAATTGGAAGAACGTGGACAGAATTTGAGTTATTTCTTGATAATCTTATGAATGACGATAACTACGCTTATTACATGATTTTTGTACACAATCTTTCATATGAATTTCAGTTTTTGCGTGGTATATATACATTTTCACCGGATGAAGTTTTTGCCATAAAATCACGAAAAATATTGAAATGTGAAATGTTAGAGCGATTTGAATTTAGGTGTTCATATCTGCAAACTAATATGTCACTAAATACGTTTACCTCAAAAATGAAAGTAAAACACCAAAAATTATCAGGTGAAAAATTTGATTACAGTAAAAAACGTTTTCCATGGACAGAACTAACCTATTATGAAATACAGTATAGTACATACGACACAATCGGACTAGTTGAAGCAATGTATAAACGTATGATACTGTCGAATGACAATCTATATACACTACCATTAACATCAACCGGTTATGTACGTCGTGAAACGAAAAAAGCAATGTATGGATGGGCTAGAAAACACAAGGATATTTTTCCGACTATAGATGTTTTCGATCTGCTAGAGGAGGCGTTTCGGGGTGGAGATACTCACGCTAACCGTTATTACTCAGGAACCGTGATACGTGCAGATGGTAAAAATATTCTAGGAATCGGTTCATATGATAGGTCATCCTCTTATCCTGACGTTGTGTTGAATTGTGTTTTCCCGATGACACGTTTTGTATATATCGGATCAATAGATGAATCTGATATAGATAAGAAACTGGATAGAGGAAAAGCACTCTTATTCCGATGTAAAATAACAGGTATTGAGCAGATCGACAAGTATTACGGAGCTCCCTATATTTCATATTCAAAATGTAGAAATGTTTCATGTGAAACACTTGACAATGGGCGTATTTTAAGCGCTGAATATATCGAAACAACGCTTACTGATATTGATTATGAGATAATGAAACATGAGTACAAATGGAAACATTTTGAAATAACAGAGTGTTATGAGAGCAGATACGGAGCATTGCCAGAACCGTTGAAAGACATTTTCCGTAAATATTATACGGACAAAACAGAATTAAAAGGTATAATAGAACAGGAACTTTTCTACAACTTGCAAAAGGCATTGCTTAATGCCGGCTATGGAATGATGGTTCAATCACCCGTGAAACAATCATTAATATTCACAGAATCGGCAGAAAACATATATACAGTTGATGAAAATGTTTCACGTGAAACATTACTCACTAAATATAACAGAACAGCTTTCTTGCCTTATCAATGGGGTGTTTGGGTAACAGCATGGGCACGCCTGCGATTGAAAGAGGGTATAAACATAGTTGGAGATCGTTACGTTTACAGCGATACGGATTCAGTAAAATATATAAAAGTAAGAGGTGATAATATTGACAAGTTATTTGATAGATACAATTCTGAGAGAAAAGAGCAAAGTATATCCAATTCCGCATACGCTACAGACCGTTATGGCGTTAAACATTATATGGGGGTGTATGAATTCGAGGATACGTATACTGAATTCTCCACCATTGGTGCTAAAAAATATGTCTATAGAACTAAAGACGGAAAACTACACGCAACAATCGCAGGAGTTAATAAAAAGCTTGCACCAGATGAGTTGGAAGAACATGGAGGAATTGAAGCCTTTAAAATTGGTTTCACCTTTTTACGATCGGGAGGAACTGAAAGCGTGTACAATGACGTTCCTTATGGGGATTTCACCGTGGAAAATCATGTTTTAAAAATTACACAAAATGTAGTTATCAGACCGTCAACTTACACAATAGGAATAACAGATGAGTACCGTAGGATTTTGACAGACGCAAGAACATTAAAAGAATTTAAAGAGACGTTTGACAAAAATTAACATATGTGTTATAATAATTCATGTAAAGAGATATTACAAGGAGGTGAGAATATGAAAATTACACGCTCATTAACAGTTAACAAGATCAACGTTATCTGCTACGATCCTGAAAATAAATGTGAGTTTGTACAGGAAGTTGGTTTGATCGGAAATCTTACTGATGAGCAGATCAGCAAAGAGATTAAAAAAAGAAATTTTGGAATTGTAATTGACTGGGAAAGAACATCCGAAGAAACAAAATTATACGGGATGGACGCAGAAGTGTTTTTAAAAAACGCAATTGTTATCAAAGAAAAGGAGAACTAAATCATGGCAAAGAATTATAAGATCATTAAATCATCAGGAAACCTCGATACCTATGCAGAGTATGACCTTATTGAGTCACCTGCAATCGTTTCACTTAAAAACATAGAAAACAAAGGACTTATCTGCGTTGGAGTGTGGGCAAAATATCTTACCACCGACAATATCGGAAATGAAATAACCTGCATTTCAGTGCAGGACGCAAACACGGGAGATGTATTCTCCGGTCAGTCAGCAACTTTCCGTGAATCATTCGAGGATATTGTTGATCGTGTATCTGACATGGAAGAAGTACCGGAAATGTTTTTCATCGAGGTTCTTCACCGAACATCAAAATCAGGTCGTGACTATCTTAACTGTGCGCTTGTTTCCCCAGATCGTGCGTTAGCCCGTATGGGATATCCTGAAAAGAATATTCCTATGCCAGAGCCACAGAAATAATATGTTATCATTTTATGAAAACAGCGGGTATCTGTCGATACCCGCTGTTTTAGGATATGGACAAAAGTTCAATTACATCTGGGGCGGCCGTGGTACGGGGAAAACTTACGGTGCTCTTAAATACTGTATTGAGCATAAAAAAATTTTCGCTTATATGCGATCATTGCAGACACAGATTGATATGATTAAAATTCCAGAGCTTTCACCTTTTAAAAAATTAAATCACGATCTGGGATGGTCAATATATCCGAAAAGTGTCGGAAAAAATATTGCGGTGTATTATAACGCAGAAATTGACGAAAATGGTAAAATAAAATATACTGGAAATATACTTGGTTATGCTATAGCATTAAATACTTTTGCCAATTTACGAGGTTTTGATGCATCAGACGTTGAGATAGGGATATATGATGAGTTTATCCCTGAAAAACGTGAACGCAGAGTTGAAAATGCCGGATATGCTTTTAAAAACGCATATGAAACAATGAATCGAAACCGTGAACTCGAGGGTATTAATCCAATACAGTTTTTATTGTTTTCCAATTCCGAAAGTTTATCATGTGATATGTTTATAGAGAATAATTTAATGGAAAAAGTATCGAACATGGATATTAATAAACAATCTCTGTCTATTATACGTGATAGAGGTATTGGACTTTTTAACTTGTATGATTCGCCGATTTCTGAAAAGAAAAAAGACACAGCTCTGTATAAAATGTCTGGATCAGATTCAGCATTTAACAGGATGGCACTAGGAAATGAATTTTATTCCGCTGATTATTCAGGAATTAAAAGCATGAACATTAAAGAACTGATACCTCTATGTAAAATGGATGCTATTACAATATATCAGCACAAGAGAAAAGACTTAATATATGTAACACGGCATAGCTCTGGTACACCGCCAGCGTATTCCAATACAGACAAGGATGTAAAAGCTTTCAGACGAGATTTTATTTATTTATGGGATATGTATTTATCAAACAAGGTGATGTTTGAGGATATCACAAGCAAGTCCCTATTTGAGATTTATTTTAAAAATAAATATTGACTTTGTGCTTTATATTTGATATTATCTTTCATAGAAAGACAAGTGTTCGTGGCACACGTACAACACGTTGGGAGCGTGGGATCATAATGATCCAATGTGCATGAGTATGTACAACTCAAGAATTTGTAGCACTTAATCTTTCGTCACATATGCAGAGTGTCACAGCCTGCATATGTTTTGTTTCACGTGAAACATGGTTCTCACCTTTCTTCCAATGTTTCACGTGAAACATATTATATGTTGTGCTAACTATAATTACGTTTAATGGAGGTGAAATATGGACGTTAACTCGTTATCAACACTTATCAGTAACATCGGTGTTCCTTGCGCTTGTCTAATCGCCACTTTCTACTTATGGCAGAAAGAAACCGATGCACATAAGGAAGAAATGAAAAACATGACAGAAGCACTCAACAACAACACTCAGGCACTTACTAAACTCACAGATCATATCACAGGGAGTGATAAAGAATGACGATCAATTATAATAAAAATATCAGAGGTGTGTACATCGTCACAACAAACACAGAGCCTCTGATGATCAGGGCAGAGCCTAACCTAGACGGAACAGTTATCGCAGAAATGCCGAAAAACACAAAATGTATCTGTCTAGGATGCTATTCTGGAAACTGGTATGCAGTCACTTACGAGCATGACGGTATCATTTCCACAGGCTTTTCACATAAAAATTATCTCAGGAGGGATTACAAAATATGACATTAGACAACTTAATCACACTTATTTCAGCGGGATTCACAAAAGACGAAATCCTCACAATGTCAGGTACAGCAACCCAGCGTGCCCCACAGCCACAGCCACAGCCACAGCCACAGCCACATCCACAGCCCCAGCCACAGCCCCAGCCACAGCCCCAGCCACAGCCACAGCCACAGTTCTATCCACAGAACTATCAGCAGTCACAGACACCAGTGCAGGGTGTACAGGGATATGCACAGCAGTTTCCACAGATGTTTCCACAGCCACAGCCACAGGCACAGGCATATCCGCAGACACAGCAGATTCAGCAGATCAGTGAACAGAATGATGTTCTGAATGCTCTGAAAAGTCTCACAAGTGCGGTACAGAGTAACAACGTTAATCTGATGCAGAACACAGTTCCCAAACAGGTTACAACAGAAGATGCTATAGCAAGCATTATCAATCCACCAAACTATGATGGATTGACAGGGGGTGAAAAATAATGGCGAATACATTAAGTTTCGATCAGATCAGCACAGTGCTGAATGATATCGTTAAACAGGCCACAGGCGTTGAAACTATGAAAGCAACGGACACAAGCTCGTTCGTAGCACAGGCACAGACAGCGTTACTTGTGGGTAATGACAGGATTATGAACAGCATTTCTCAGGTATTAGACAGGACGATCTTTTCTGTACGACCTTACAATGCTAAATTTAAGGGGCTGAGAAGAACTACACAACAGTGGGGAAACCATGTGCGTAAGTTAGGGATGCTGGACGATGATTGGGAAAACGATCAGAGACAGCCACTTACCGATGATACAGCGGTGGATATGTATAAGATCAAAAAAGGAAAAGTTTTACAGACCAATTTCTATGGCGGTCAGGTATTCCAGAGACATAGGACGTATTTCAGAGATCAGTTGGATCAGGCGTTCAGAAATCCTGATGAGTTTGGACAGTTCATTAGTATGTACACACAGAACACGATGGACATGATCGAGCAGGCTCACGAGAGTATGGCTAGGGCGTGCGTTGCAAACTATATCGGAGCAAAAAATATCTGGCAGACAAACGTTACGGCATCAACAGCGGGATATACTGGAGAGCACGTTGTTAAGTTGCTCACGATGTACAATACTGAGAACGGAACAAAGTTAACCGCCGAGGATGTAAGAAAAGCGGAGAATTTCCCGAGTTTTTATAAGTGGGCTTGTGCGAAAATCATGACTTACATGGACTTTTTCACAGAAAGAACCACGCGTTTTCATGCGAATGTTACAGGAAAAGAGATTGCAAGGCACACACCACTTCGTATGCAGAATATCATGATTTTCAGCCCAGATCTTCATACCGCAGACACTACAGTACTGAGTAACACGTTCCATGACCAGTATCTCAAAATTGCGACAAATGAAAAGGTTAATTTCTGGCAGACACTTGACAGTCCGATGGATATTAATGTAACGCCTTCAGTTATGAATCCGGATGGAAGTGTTGAAAAGGGTGAAGCTCAGGCAATGAGCAATATCTTTGCCGTACTATTTGACGAAGAGGCTATGGGACTCACTACGATCAAGCAGTGGAGTAGCACAACGCCTTTCAATAGCGCAGGAGGTTACTGGAATATCTACTATCATTTCACAGATCGTTACTGGAATGATCTTACAGAAAATGGACTTGTTTTTGTTCTGGAATAGGAGGAAATAATAATGGCGGTAACAGTCAATTTTAAGACAGCACGCAAAAGAGTTAATTCTACAGGAGTTGTCGGCGGTGATGTTACCGCCGTTTCCTGTAATATTAATGAGCCTTGTTCTATTGAAAATCCACAAATCATTCTGAGAAATGGGGGTTCTGCTCCGTCTTGGAATTACTGTGAAATCAGTGAATTTGGAAGATCATACTGGGTGGAGGACTGGGAGTACAGAAACAACACATGGATTGCACATTGCGTTGTGGATGTGCTGGCAACGTACCGTGATACGATACAGGCAAGTAATTTGTTTTTTATCAGAAGCTCTACGAGTTTTGATGGGGATGTGATGGACACTCTATATCCAACGTTGTCAACACCAGTTAAGAAACGGACAGTCGTTAATGATGGTTTATTTCCGGTTGCTGAGTATGGTTTAAATCAGGGGTATTTTGTTTGTGGCATTGTGGGTGAGGATGGACTTACAAATTTTTATGCTTTTATTCCCACTAATTTTGCAGATTTTTGCTCAAAGATATTTTCTACTCTTGACTGGGCGAACAACTCAGGTCAGCAGATCACAGATAGTTTGCTAAAATGTTTGTTCAATCCGTTTCAATATCTGACAAGTGTTATGTGGTTTCCTTGTGAAAATGTTGGCGCCGGAAGTACGCAGGTTTCAGAGGTTAAGTTTGGTTTTTGGTCTTGCGATGTGACTGCATTGAAGTTGGGTAATAAGCCTTTTTATAGCAGGTCTTTTGATATGCCGATTTCTCAACACCCACAGGTTTCACGTGGAACATTTTTAAATGCGTCTCCGTTTCGTAGGATTCAGTTAACTATTGACCCGTGGGGAACGTTCGATATTGACGGAGGAAAAGTTGCAAGTGCTGAGAGCGTAACAGTCAGCGAAACTATTGACTGTATGAGCGGAGTTGGTGTAATGTCAGTGAGCGCAGGAGGTGTTACTTTATATAGTGGATATGCACAAATTGGAGTTAACATACAAGTGAGTGATTTACGGGCAAACATTATTGAAAGTGGAAGTAATTTGCTAAGTAGTATCGGGAATTTATTTTCTGGCAATTTTTTGGGAAGTGTGTCAGGAGTTGCAAACGCAGTTGAGAGTGCGATACCCGATGTACATACCAGAGGTGTTAATGGTACGTTGTTATCAATAGCACGTATACCTTTCGTTATTGAAACATTCTATAAAATCACGGATGAAGATAGAGCAGATAATGGCAGACCTTATATGAAAAATGGCACAATGCAGGAGTTAGGCGCTGGGTATTATGTGGTTGAAAATGGTTCGATTAATGTACACGGAGCAACTCGGAACGAAAAAGAACAGATCAAACAATTCCTTGAGGGGGGTGTTTTTTATGCGTAGTTTCCCTGCAAGCAATATTTCAATGTTTGTTGCGCTTATGACAAGTGCTAATGCAGGGCAGAACCCATGGGGATCTGGTGGAGCAGGTGAGATCGGAGGGTTGATGCTATTGGCTATGAATTGGTGGATTGAAAAATGTAATGATCCTGCGGTTGGTTATTCACAAGAATATAGAAACGAGCGTACAGTTAATGGCATAACCTACTATGATTGTTCATCATTTGTGTGGTATGGTTTGGGACATGCAGGCTATGAGATCAATTTAAGTGCATGGCCATTTACAACTTATACCATGGGTGGAATTTTGAAAAGTATTGGCTTTGAAGAAATTATAATATCAGACTTTGCAACTTTTGATTTTCACGTTGGTGATATTCTAGTTATTAATACTAGTGAACATCAGCATACGGAAATTGTTCACGATCTGGAAAATGGCGGTCATACAATGGGAGCGCACAGTTCAAAAAAACCGTTACCGGATCAGGTTAGTATTAATACGTATGATCTTCAGAGCGGTATTCATTACACACATTGTTATCGTTGGCCTTTTTCTGGCGGTGACTGGCAGATCGGTGGAAATAGTGAGTATTTCGGAAATCCCGAGGCCAACCTGTGTGGAAATAATGAAAAAGCCATAAATAACGCAACCGTGATATATAATTATTTTAAGTCACAGGGATGGAGTGTAAACGCTATAGCTGGGCTGTGTGGAAACATACAACAGGAAAGCACTTTCAATCCTGCGTTGATTGAAATTGGAGGTACTGGACATGGGCTTGTACAGTGGACACCCCCAACTGATTTATATAATGTTCTTGACGTGCTGTTTGGAAATCATGATGATTGGTATGATGGACAAAAACAGTTGAGCGTTATTTTTGCAGAGTTTCAGCAAAGCTCTGGAATTAAAAACTGGGGTATCGAGCCACAATGGTATAGCACGAGTGCATACCATTTAAGTTGGAGAGAGTGGAGTGTTAGTACACAGGATGCAGGTTACCTTGCACTTGCGTTTCAGGCGAATTATGAAAGACCTGCTAGTATACATCAGGAACGTGCCGGATATGCTAGAGCGTGGTTTGATTATTTTAATAGCTTATAGGAGGTGAATATATGTTTGGATGTGATACAGGTGTTGGCGCTCCTGTAATGTATAATTATATCAATCAGTATAATAGTAGCATAAGCCCGAGCACTAACCACTGCAAAAATACTCAGTTATTTTGGTATTTTCAGAGATATTTGTTACAGAAGGCTATATCTGTGATGAAATGGGATGTTCCCGATAACTGGGATAAGGATTATTTTTTATACTGTTTATATTGTTGGGGCACGGTTGCGATCATTAATACGGACAAGTTTGGTGTTATTCCACAGGGATGCACACTCAAGGGGTATAATGTTTTTTACAGACCTGCGCAGGCGGTAATAAGCAATCCGCTGTTAAAGGGTGTGATTGAACCTGTGATAGGAGAACAGTGCGTTCTTTTTAAATGCACCGCTGACTATGGCGGAATCATGGATCTGGTGGGAAGATATGCGAATGAAATGGCTATTGCTATGGAATCTCTGGACATGAACGTAATGAACAGCAAGCTTGCGTATGTATTCAGAGCAAGGAATAAAGCGGGAGCGGAAAGTCTGAAAAAAGTCATGGATCAGGTCATGAGAGGTGAATTAGCTGTTTTCTATGATGAGAAATTGAGGATTCAGAGAGGAGATCAGACGGAAGAACCGTGGGATTATTTTGTTAATAATTTGCGACAGAATTATATTGCTGGTGATGTTCTGGATACTCTGAGAAGATTGGAAGAGTTGTTTTGCACTGAGGTTGGTATTCCCTCTGCCAGATCAGACAAGAAAGAAAGAATGATATCCTCCGAAGCTGAAAGCAATGATGTTGAAACTTCAACTAGAATGGAAATGTGGTTGGATGGATGGCAGAAAAGTTGCGCAGATGTTAAGAAAATGTTTGGTGTGGATGTAAGTGTGAATTGGAGGCATGATCCGAGTGAAAAAAATGTTTCACGTGAAACATCAGGAGGTGATGATGATTGAGTTTGTTAACCGTTGAGGGATTATATAACTATGATAACACATTGTTTGACGGATTCAATGTTCCTGAGGGGCTTGTAAAACAGATTGCTATTGATGCAATTTTAATGCGGACTAGGGAATTAGAAATTTTATATCCCGATTTTACTTATTTGAAAAACCGTATTACGATATGGAGTAACAAGTATCAAATTAACTGGAAAAAGTTATATGATACGACAGTACTTGAATATAATCCTATCGAAAACTATGATCGTATGGAAGATTGGACAGATACTGATGATGAAACTAGCACTAGTGCAAGAGATAACACACGAAACACCACAAACACTGTAAAAAGCACTAGCACGAACGAAGTAATGAACAGCGTTAACGTGACAGATCAGAATACCGCTTTTAATGCAGGACTTGCGGATCACTCAAAACAGATCACAGACGGGGACACAACCGAAAATGGCACTATCACTAATACAGAAACCGGAAAAGACACAGAAAATGAAAGTGTAAATGGCGGTAAAACTGGAAAGCATACAAGAACCGGCAGAGCACATGGAAATATTGGTGTTACAACGTCCCAACAGATGATACAGAGCGAACGAGATTTAGTTGTTTTTAACTTGTATGATGTAATAGCAGAAAGTTTTATCGAAAATTTTTGCTTAATGGTTTATTAATAGGAGGTATTATATTATGAGTATGGAAAATTTAGGCCCTTACACTAATTTTCATGAGCTTAATCAGGACTGGTTTTTGAATGAGTTTAATAAGGTGTTAGAACAATGGAAAGCAATGCAGAAAAATTTTGACAGCTTGCAGGATGCTTTTAATGATTTAAAAAGCTATGTGCAGGATTATTTTAAAAATCTGGATGTACAGGATGAAATAAACAACAAAATTGATGATTTAATTAATAAAGGTATGTTTTGGGAAAATATACCTAAAATTCTGAGCGTGTTACAGGATAGCACTGCAATAGTGAATGAAAACCTCAACAACAATAACACAGTGTATGAAAAAGTAAACAACGATTTTACAGACACCGGATTATCTGCTATTTTTGACATTGTTGATAGTTCAAATAATAAAAATGATGGATATACAACATTTAAACTTAATAACAACAAAATCGCTGATTATCGCTCATTAATTCAAAAAATACCTACAGCGATAAGCTCCATGCCATCAGGAGTGCCTAGAGGGATATGGGATGTTGCGTACAGTTACGTGGGTAAAAACATTAATTATTTACACACACACTCAAGTATTTTTGGAACACCACTTAAAAATGATAATGGCAGTTGGGGTATGACTTGTTCGCAGTTTGCATGTGCAGTTATTTTTGGATTAAAATATGAAAATTCTAAATTCAACACAACATACAACAAGTATATTGATGGATTTTATCATGACAGTTATTTGCTAGATAAAATGAGCAATCCAGATAACGAGTGGTGGTCACACCAATTAGCCCCATACGCCATAAGCAAAGGTTTTGCTTTTGTTCCTAAAAATATATCAGACTGCATAGCAGGTGATATTTTATGCTATAATCTAGGATCAAGCACTGACGAAAAAAGATTTATGAGAATTGAACACACCGCTGTATATTCTGGTGAACACACAGATAACGTTTATAGTGTGTTTGAAGTAAGAGATGATACGGGCGCTAGATATGGTTGGTATGATAATAGTTATTTCAATCAGTGTGTTTTGGCTATTCGATTTCCCATGAGCATGACAAACGTTATAGATGTTATTGCATCTAATAACAATAGCGCAGTTAATCAGAGTAATGATATTGCTAGATTGTATCTTAACGAGCAATTAACAAAAGGTGAAATCTATACTTGCGTATGCAAAGTAAAATTTGATGACCCCAACTTTATGTACCCTGCATTGGGTGATGATAGCACCAGAGATAAATTGTACGGATATAAAAATAATTTTGTAACATCACCATGTGATGATGTGTATATTTTTAGCTTTAAAGCTATATCTGATTATACCGGATTCATTCGATTAATTGGATATCAGCAAACCGGTGGCATAAGCACTAAATCAACATTTTACTGGTGCTTTATCACTAAAGGGTGTATACAAAACATAAACCATTACATCGACAAGCCATTTGAATATCACTTGACGTATAGAACACTGCATTTAGAGGACACGAGCGTTGCTGGGGGTTTCAAAACGTTAAACGGTAATTTTGAGGATAATTTTTTAGCTATCCGGTGGTTCGATGTTAATGGAGACAATGAAATCACAAAAATAAGTATTAATGATGGTAAAATTTATGTAGGTGTTAAAACTCCAACATTAACTACCATTAATATAAATATAAGCTATGTCACAACTGACATAACATTATAATAAAACACATGTTCGAAAACATCACCCCTGTATGTGTTTCTCACACACGGACATAAGTCCATAATGTTCCAAAATAACTGATTTTCATAGTGCAATGTGCACAATTATTAGATATATTTCCATTAATAGTTGTGTGTATTGCACTAATATTTTGTCCGTTGTGTGCGTACAGAGGACATCTGTGTCTGTGAGTGTCCGTGTGTGGCGGACAAATTAGGGGAAGTGTCCGTGGGGGACGGACATG